CAACCTAATCCAAAACCTATAGTTATTCTTCCAACTGCTGATGGCAAGCAGTTTATAGTTGGTGATTTAGACCAATATGTAGCCGATTATATAAAAGCAATACCATCTGGAGATGCTGCTTATTATAAAACACAGTTAAAAGATTACTATGCGACTACTGATGCTTTCAGAAAGTCAGTACAAAGTGGTCCTATTTCAGATAAAGATGAAGACTTTGTAAAGGCTATCAAAAAAGCCTTACAGCAGATTACTGTAAATAACTTTTTTGCTGGTAAACAAGTTGGTGAGGCAGTACAAGATAAGGCTATTCAACCTAGTCAGGCTAATGCTCAAGGCTTTTATAGTTTTGATTCCTGGGTTAGAAGTCGTATCCAAGTCCCAGAACCATTTACAGAAAGTCAACGTAGTAGTGGATTAACTACACGAGCAGACGCTTTAGCAGAGTTTAGACGTACAGTTCAACAGTATGTTGGTGAATTTGATTTAGTAAATAATTATGATGCTTTGGCTGAGGCATACTGGCAAAAACTTCACAAAGAAGAATTAGCCAGAATGAGTCAAAGCGTAAGTACTACTGACCCAATTACAGGTAATAGAACTACTAGAGGTACTTCTTACACACAACTATCTGAACAAGATAGATTAGAAATGCGTATTAATTTTATTACTAAAGGCGCTATAGATAAAAAGGGTAAAGTAATAAGCACTGGTATTAGAGAAGCAGAACCACTAGAACTGCAAGATGCTGGTGGTACTATTGGTGATAACTATACCAAACTAAAAAGTTATGCTTATGATTACGGTGTAAAATTATCAGATGCTCAAATAAAAGAAAAAGCAGCCGAGTCTTTATTGCCAGGTGGTTCTATAGATGAACAAAAAAGAAGTATTCAAATGGCTTCTCGGGCTTTATATAAAGGTTTAGATTCATACATTCAGGCTGGTTTAAAAGTATCTGATGTTGCTGACCAATACAGAAATCTTAAAACTACCGAATTAGAATTAGCAAATGGCTCTGTAGATATATTTGATACAGATGTTCAGTCTGCTTTGACTGCAGATAAGTTGATGGACCCAATGACTTACACTGGTTTGCTTCGTCAAAATCCAGATTGGAAATACACAAGAAAAGCCAATGAATCTGCAGCGGGTCTTGTAGATACAATTCTTAAAACTTGGGGGGTTGTAGGTTAAATGGGTTATTTAGATAATCAAAACTGGGAAAGAAATTATAATGCAAAAAATCAATATGGTGCTCCAACTGAAACAGTAGTTATTGATGGAAAGTCATATACTGGAGTAAATCCAGGTAAAGGTAGACCACCTGCTGCTACAGAAATAGGAATGGTTTCACCTTCATCTGGTTTAACAATTACTGGTACTGAGCGTAACGCTGCTAAAGAAGCAGAAGCCAGAGCAATAGGTTATACTCCAGAATACATAGCATCTCGTGGCGGTATTAATGCACAGGGTTATTTTAATGATACACCTCTATCTGGACAGTTAAGTGCTGCTGAACAAAAACAAGTAAGAAAACCAGATGGTAGTACTGATACTACGGCTATGGCTCGTATTCTTCAAGAAAAACAAATAAAAGAATTAGTTGCTCAAGGAGTTTCAGAGGCTGATGCTTATAAAAGAGTAACTAGCCAATATGGTCAATATGCTATTTCTCCTACAGCATCAGCAGGTGGTTATGATGCTAATGGTAAACCAGTTGCAGGCGGACAGTATGATGCTTCTGGTAAATTTGTAGGTACTACTGCGGGTGGTACTACCGTTGGTGGTGCTGATAATGTATCTCAAGAAAAGCGGGACGCTTTTGCTCTTGTAGAACAGACTATGCGTAGTTACGGATTTAATCAAACAGAGTTAACTGAAATATTAAATTATGTTAAGACTGGTTTATTAGACCCTAGAATGGGTGCTAATCAATTAGTAATTGAACTACGTAATTTACCATCATATAAAACTAGATTTGCTGGTAATGAAACTCGTAGGGCTGCTGGACTAAATGCTTTATCTGAAGCAGAATATTTAGCCCAAGAAAAAGATTACTCAGAAACTTTAAGACAATTTGGTCAACAAAGATTAGCAACACGAGCACAGTTTTCTACTTTAATTGGTAATGATATATCTAATATTGAATTAGGTAAGCGTGTTGGTATAGCCGTTAATCGTTTGGCTAATACTAATCCAGCAATAAAAGCACAATTAAAGGCTTTTTATCCTACAATTAATGATTCAGATATTGTGGCTTTTTTCCTATCACCAAAAGAAGCCTTACCAGAACTAGAGGCTAAGGTAACTACTGCTGAAATTGGTGCTACTGCTGCTCAATATGGTTTAGAAACTGACCTTGCAAGGGCTAGTGAACTACAAAGATACGGTGTTGATTTAGCAAGAGCCCGTCAAGGTTATGAAAACATAGCCCAAATATTACCTAGAACAGAAATGTTAAGTGATATATATAAGCAGACTGGTATTGACTATAACCAGACTACTGCTGAACAAGAAGAATTTAAAGGGCTTGCGTCTGCAAGACGTGCCCGTAATCAACTAGCCCAATTAGAAACAGCAGCATTTAGTGGTGCTTCTGGACTAGGCAGAACTTCGCTTACAAGCAATATAGGCGGAGCAATATAAGAATCCCGATGTGGACTGACCAGCCCCACACGGTGTATAAGACTGGTAGCAAGAGCCAGCCTATCTACCCCTGGATAGAACTGTGGCTTGCGACTAACAACGAATAGAAAGGGTGGTTACTATGAGTAACAACTACTGGGATGAAGAAGAAGACGAACAAGATACACCAGAGCAGCAATTAACTGGCGATGATTTAGTTAAGAAACTAAGAAAAGCCAAACGTGCTGATGAAAAGCGTATCAAAGAACTATCCGAACAACTTGAAGGATTCCTCAAGGAACGTAAGGAAAGAACCGTCACAGAAGTCCTAGCAAAAAAGGGAGTAAACGCTAAGGCTGCTCGCCTAATACTTAAAGATGTAGAGGATACCACAGAAGAATCTATTGATTCTTGGCTTCGTGATAACGGAGATTTAATTGGTTACAACCCACAGGCTGAAGTAGAGGAAAAGCAGAAAGACCTTGCTGCATTACGCCAGCAAGACATTATTACCCAAGGCGGAATTGCTCCAGACAAAGCCGTAGATTTAGAGCGACAATTAGAAAATGTTGACTCTATAGATGATTTAATGAATCTTCTACGTAATTCCTAATCCGTTCATAGTCACTTGGAGGTGACGCAAACAATGGCAAACGCCTATACAGATACAGGTGCTTCCTCTCTTGGAGGTACCACTGGTGGCGCAGGTCTCGTACAGAAGGCATATGACCGCCTTCTAGAGTTTGCTCTCCGTTCAGAACCACTACTTCGTTCTGTCGCAGACAAACGTCCTGCCCGTCAGGCTTTTCCAGGCTCAACAGTTGTTTTACAACGCTATGTTGACCTAGACCAAAAGACCTCTACTTTATCTGAGACAACAGACCCAGATGCAGTAGCGCTCTCAACACCGACTTCAGTAACCATTACTCTTAACGAGTATGGTAATGCAGTCCTAGTAACCCGTGCACTTGAGTTGTTCTCACTTGCAGATGTAGACCCAGCAATTGCAAATATTATTGCATATAACCTTGCTGATTCTATTGATGCAGTTGTGTCTTCAACTTTAACTGGCGGAACAAATGTAATTTACGGTGGAAGCCGTACATCTACAGCAACTATCACTGCCTCTGACACAATTGACTCAGCAGACATCCGCAAGGCTGTTGCTAAGTTACGTGCCAATAAGGCAAAGGCTCGTCGTGGTTCATACTACTGGTGTGGTATTCACCCAGAAGTTTCACACGACCTTCGTGCAGAATCTGGTAACTTGGGCTGGAACTTTGTTCACGCACAATCAGCACCTGCCGTTGATAATATCTGGGCTGGTGAAATTGGAGATTACGAAGGCGCATTCTTCGTAGAGTCTTCACGTATCCCATCTGCTAAAAATGGTGCAGACCAATCTGCTCTTGCAACTACAACAGCAACTGTTGCTGGTACTTCAGCAGGATTTACAATAGGAGTTGCTTCATCTTCCGTCATTGCTTCTCGTGCAGAAGTTGGCGATAAGATTGCTGCAACTGGTATTGCTTCAGGTGCATTGATTTCTGCAATTAGCACAACTGGTTCAACTACAACAATTACTGTAAACACAGCAAATACTGCTGCTGTTACTGTAGGTGCAACTGTTACTGTAACTCCAGTAACCCGTGTATTTGATACTCTGCTATGCGGACAGCAAGCAATTGCTGAGGCTGTAGCAGAAGAACCACACATCGTTATCGGTAACGTAACCGACAAGTTGATGCGCTTCCGCCCAATGGGTTGGTACGGCGTACTTGGCTTTGCTCGCTATCGTGAGGAAGCGTTGTATCGTATTGAAACAGGTTCTTCAATCGCTGCTCTTTAGTTGATTGACTGTAAGATACTGTTTAAACGGCGAATACGTTGCAGTATCTTGCGGTGAGTTCATTAGGAGGACTTATGACCGAATGGCTATTTAAAACACCAACAGTAGAAGAAGGTCCCGCTGGTCAATCTCGGTTATTTCATTTTTATAAAATAGACCGTGGTATAACTATTGTTAGAGAACTAGATGGTGACTATGCACAGGTACGTTATTTACAAGATTCTGACTATGCAACATATCCAGAAATTTATCAAGGTGGTTATAACCACACAGTAGATGATGCTAC